TAGTGGTCGGCTTGGCCGTTGTGGTGATCTTGGTGGTAGTGGTCGGCTTGGCCGTCGTGGTGATCTTGGTGGTAGTGGTCGGCTTGGCCGTCGTGGTGGTCTTGGTGGTAGTGGTCGGCTTGGCCGTCGTGGTGATCTTGGTGGTAGTGGTCGGCTTGGCCGTCGTGGTGATCTTGGTGGTAGTGGTCGGCTTGGCCGTCGTGGTGGTCTTCGTAGTGGTAGTGGTCGGCTTGGCCGTCGTGGTGATCTTGGCGGTAGTGGTCGGCTTGGCCGTCGTGGTGGTCTTCGTAGTGGTAGTGGTCGGCTTGGCCGTCGTGGTGATCTTGGTGGTAGTGGTCGGCTTGGCCATCGTGGTGGTCTCAGACGCTGATGTAGTGACCGAGGTGTCCTTTGTCCATCGGGCGTACAGTGTAACAGATGCCGTAATGACGGAGGATTCGGTCACACGTTCTCCTCCGCTTGCAGAGGTATACCAGCCGCAGAAAGTGTAACCTGTGCGTGAAGGTACAGGCAGAGCGCCGTATACAGCGGGTTTCCATTGTGCATACAGGGGAAAGGACAAATCAGCTTTGATGGTGCTTCCGGGATAATACGCTGTACCGCTGCCGCTTCTGGATGTATTCCAGTTGAGAAAATCGGCACTTATCACCTTTGATGATGCTGAAACCGAGCCGCCGTTCGCATTGAAATTTACGGTAAAGCTGCGTGCAGGGACTGAGGAGGAAAGCACAGCGTCGACGCCATGCACTTTTGTGACAGTAAAGTAAGGAACGCGAGTGCTGTTGCTGTAGCAGAATATGGTGTAGCTTTTTGTTACAGAGAAATCAAAGCGGCCCTCGCGTCCGTCGGCAGACATCATGCGGATGTAAACCTTCTGATAAGGCTCAAGATTGATACTCAGCAGGAAGTTGCCGCCCTGTCCGCTGCCGTTGTCTGAATCCAGCACGAATCCGTTGGCATCGTAAACGGTAATGATTGTATCCATGCCGCCGCTGCTTTCAAAGCGATAGAGTCCGCCGGCCGTCGGTGTAAAGGAGAAAAAGTCGCATCCGCCTTCAAGAGGAATTACTGCGGTAAATTTGCTGTTGACGGTGTTGTCGGGAATATAGGACTCGGGTTTCCATGCGGCGTACAGCGTGGTATCTGCGTTGGCGGTAAAGCTGTCTCCGGGCTTGTAAAGTGCCACCGGAGCGGAATAGTAGGTGTTCCAGCCGAGGAAGCTGTAACCGAAGCGATACAGCACCTTGTCGGAGAGAGTAAGGGGCTGTCCGTAGAGCTTGGTCTGAGCCGCAGGAGCACCTGTACCTCCGGAAGCGTTGTATCTGATGGTGTAATCGCCGTCCACCCACTGAGCGTACAGAACAGTCGCGCCGTCGATGGTGTAGGATGCACCGGAAGCATAGGATACGCCCTGACCGTTTGCGAGGGTGTTCCAGCCGGCGAATACATATCCGTCACGTGTGGGAACCTTGGAGGTCAGAGTAAGAGCCGTGCCGTGAGTTTTGGCCTGAGCAGCAGGAGCATCGGTGCCGCCGTTGGCGTCATACTTTACGGTGTAGGTTTTCTTTTCCCAGTGGGCGTAAAGGGTGACAACTGAATCGGAGATATAGGCAGAACCGGCGGCATAGTTTGTGCCCGAGCCGTCGGCTTTGGTGTTCCAGCCGAGGAAGTTCCAGCCTGTGCGGGAAGGAACGGTGCCGCTGAGTGTGAGGGAAAGTCCATGGGTTTTGGTCTGAGCCGCGGGAGCACCTGTGCCGCCGTTGGCATCATACTTTACGGTGTAGGTTTTCTTTTCCCAGTGGGCGTAAAGGGTGACGGCAGAATCGGCGGTATAAGAAGAACCGGCAGCATAATTTGTGCCCGAACCGTCAGCCTTGGTGTTCCAGCCCAGGAAGTTATAGCCTGTGCGGGAAGGCTTTGCAGAGCTGAGAGTCAGCGATGTGCCAAAGATTTTAGTCTGAGCCGCAGGAGCACCGCTGCCGCCGTTTGCGTCATATTTAACAGCATAGGTGCACTTTTCCCAGCGTGCATACAGAGTCACAGGGGCATCCTGAGTGTAGGGGGAGCCCGACGCGTAATTTGTACCCGAACCGTCAGCTTTTGTGTTCCAGCCCAGGAAGTTATAGCCTGTGCGGGCGGGCTTTGCAGAGCTGAGGGTGAGAGCGGTGCCGTAGATTTTAGTCTGAGCTGCAGGAGCGCCGCTGCCGCCGTTGGCGTCATATTTGACAGCATAGGTGCACTTTTCCCAGCGCGCATACAGAGTCACAGGCATGTCCTGAGTGTAGGAGGAGCCCGAAGTGTAGCTCGTACCCGTGCCGTCGGATTTAGTGTTCCAGCTCAGGAAGTTATGACCTGTGCGAGTGGGCTTAACGGTGCTGAGAGCAAGAGCCGTTCCGCGGGCTTTTATCTGAGCCGCGGGAGCACCGCTGCCGCCGTTGGCGTTGTAGGAAACAACGATGCTTACCAGCTTAAATGGCAGAACGACAGTGACATTTCCGGAGCTTATTGTGCCCGAGTAACCGGCGTTTCCGAGGTATTGATATCCCGCTGCGGCCTTGATGTTTTTGATCTCGTAGGTTGTTCCCACCGGCCAGTCGCGACAGTAGTCGGAGACAGAGGAGGAAACCTTTGTGCCGTTGATATATATGTCGGCGGTACCGATGCCCGAGATGTTTCCGCGGCTGACTTCGTCGAGAGAGCCGTTCATATCGAGACGGAAATTCTGCTTCCATTGGGCATAGAGTGTGATGCTTGAGGAAATGACCGAAGAGGAGGTAACTTTCGTGCCGCCGCTTGCGGAGGTATACCAGCCGTCAAAGGTATATCCTGTGCGGGAGGGGACGGCAAGAGTGCCTGCCGCAGGATTGGTCCAGCGTGCATACAGAGTAAGAGCGGCGTTTGCGGTGTACCTTCCGCCGGGGAAATAGGAGGTGCCGCTGCCGTCAGCCTTGGTGTTCCAGCCGTTAAAAACAGCCGATATATTTTTTGAGGACGGAGATACAGTGCCTCCGTTTGCGTTGTAGGTGACGGTGAAGGCTTTGGTCGGTTTTGTGCTGCTCAGAGTAAGAGCTGTGTTGTAGGATTTGGTCTGAGACGCGGGGGCGCCGCTTCCGCCGTTTGCGTTATAGGCAACGGTGTATTTCTCAGCAGAAACGCTGACGGATACAGCGGTGCTGTCCAGTACGGCTCCGGTGGCTTTGTCCTTGACGGAAAGAGTCACAACGGAAGAGCCTTCGGAGCTTGCGGTTATGGTCAACGGTATCTTGTTCTCGCTGTTCCATTCGCCCCACTGACATGATACATTTTCATTGCTGCGCGACCAGCTTATTTCGGCGTCGTTGGGGTAGTAACCGCCCACCCACACCATCACACTGCGGGATGCAGTGCCGCCCAGCTTCAGGCTGACCGAGGATTCGGAGCAGTATATCTTCATGGGGTTGTTGGCGACGGTGAAGTTCTGTGAACCGTAGAAATCTATTTCTCCGTCAATCGTAAGGGCGCGCCTGTATCTTCCGGGCAGCGTATAGAAGGTGCTGATCCATCCTCTGTCGGTGCTGTCCTTTGTGGTGCTGTAATTGAGCGTTCCGTCGGGGTTGAAAAGCTCCATCGTGACCTGATAGGAGGAGTCGGCTACGCTGTTCCAGTCTTTACCGCTGATGTGGTCGTACACACGGTAGCAGAAGTAATAGCGGTTGCCCACAAGGGGATCGGATACGGAAGTGCCGTATTCGGTGTCGGAGAGCCACCAGTCGACAGTAGGGGAGGATGACCGCCACTGGGCATATAGTGTCACGGAGGCATCTGTTTTATAGGATGCACCGGGGGCGTAAGCGGTGCCGGAGCCGTCAGCTTTGGTGTTCCAGCCCATAAAGACGCAGCCGGAGCGGTATGGATGGCTGCCGGAAAGAGTCAGAGCAGTACCTTTTGTCTTGGCAACATCCGATAATTGTGATACGGTCGATTTTGGTTTGCGATAGTTTGTTTTTTCGGTGCAAACTATGTGGAGAAAAAACAAACTCACCTCACAAAAACAAACTACCACGGGCAGCGCATCAATTCCCCAAAAAACTCCTCACCGCCGTCATAGCAGTGAGGAGTTCGTGCGTTATGCCTGTATCGTTATCTCCGTTCCGTTTTTGAATCGGAAGGTTATGCTGTTGTTGCTGTTTACCGTGGCTGTGTCCAAGAGGCCAATCCACAATCTCTCATCCCAGGCATTGAGGATAAGGGGCTGTTTTTCTATTGACCCTATGAATATCCGCAGTTCACGGTCACGCTGCATCCTGCTTTCTCTTTCTTCCGTTACCACCTTCAGTCGCGCCGTGGCTTTTTCGTATCGTTTGACAAGCCTGTTGTACTTCTTTGCGTAGTCATCCTGGGACTGCTCCGTGGTTGCGTTTTCCTTTATGCACTGGCTAACCAGTCCGGCAACCACCTGGATTTCTTCGTTCAGGCTATCGATTTCAGCATCCAAGGCAGGACAGTCATTCACCAACTCTCGCATAGTTTCGCAATCCCGCAGAAGCTGATCGCGGTTGGTCATCAGTTGGTTATAGGCGGCGAGGAACATCTGCTGAATGGTGTCCGTGTCCAGGGTCGGTGTTTCGCATTTTGCCTCACCCTTGAATTTGCTGTTGCATCTCCAAATGACCCTGCGGTATGCATCCGTGGAGTGCCAAACCTTCTGCCCGTAAAAGCCACCGCAGTCACCGCATATCAGTTTGCTGGCAAAAATGCTCGAACCGCTGTAGGAACGCCCCAAGCCCTGTCGGCGGGCAATCTCGTCCTGCACTGCATCGAAGTCCGTAGCGGTAACTATTGCCGGATGGCTACCTTCCACATAGTATTGGGGAACTTCGCCCTCGTTGACCTTCTGCTTTTTAGTGAGGAAATCAACCGTGAACTTTTTCTGTAATAAGGCATCCCCCTTGTATTTCTCATTCTGAAGGATGCTCATTACCGTACCCTGTGTCCATTTAGTCTTGCCGCCAGGTGTGGGAATGCCCAGGCTCATAAGGTGTTTACAGATGCCAGCAGCAGTTTTGCCCTCAAGGAACAGTCTGTAAATCATCCGAACAACCTCGGCTTCTTTTTCGTTGATGACTGGAACACCGCCCTCGCCACGGTCGTAGCCGAGAAAATGCTTAAAGGGCATCGTGACCTTTCCGTCAGCAAAGCGTTTCCGCTGACCCCAGGTGACGTTCTCGGAAATGCTCCGGCTTTCCTCCTGGGCAAGGCTCGACATGATGGTGATCAGCAACTCACCTTTACCGTCAAAGGTGTAGATATTTTCCTTCTCGAAGAAAACCTCCACGCCATGCTCTTTCAGCTTTCGGACAGTTGTGAGGCTGTCCACGGTGTTACGAGCAAATCGGCTGACCGATTTTGTAACGATGAGGTCGATTTTGCCTGCAAGGGCATCAGCGACCATTTCGTTGAATCCGTCACGGCGCTTGGTATTGCAGCCAGAAATGCCCTCATCCGTATATACCTTTACGAACTCCCAATCGTCACGCTTTTTGATGTAATTGGTGTAATAATCAATTTGTGCCTCATAGCTGGTGAACTGTTCATCGCTGTCAGTAGAAACACGAGCGTAGGCTGCAACGCGCCGCCTCTGTATAGAGGCAGTCGGCAATGCTGTGAATTTATCCCTTGTGGCAGGGATGACTGTTATCTGTCTTGCCATTATGCTTGGCTCCTTTCAGTGGCTTTTTGCCTTGCTTTTTCTCTCATTTCGGGGGTCCAGGACTCTGCCCTTGAGCGGTCTTTCCAAATGCGTGTCAGCGTTGTGCCGTCCGTTAGATGGAAGTGGAGGGTATTGTTATCGGCAGCGATTATGGTGGCAACAGCACCGATGCCGCCAGGGATTTCAGCAACTAAGGTATCCAGGGTGGTTTCTGGGATCTGCTTTGCAGAACAAAATGCCTTGCCCCTGGTGTTAAATGTAGCGCATATCCAAACTATCTGCGTTTTGGTGGTCTTTCTGCGGTAGGACTTACCACAGTTGGCGCAGACTATCTTTCCGCTATAGGGGTAGCGATTGATAGTAGAAGTCTTGGGCGCGTACTGCTTGGAACGGCGCTCAATCTCCGTTTGAACTGCCATAAAGGAGTCCATATCGATGATGGCTTCGTGGGTCCCTTCTGCATGGTATTTGGGTAGTTGACCCTCATTGATGATGGTCTTTTTGGTGATGTGGTTCTCACGGAAGGTTTTCTGCAGGATGAGGTTTCCTGTGTAATTGTAGTTCCGCAGCATCTTCTGTAGCGTGTTCGGATGCCACCGTTCACCTCGACGGGTCTTTATACCATCAGCATCCAGGCGCTTGGCAATCAAGGAAACTCCGGCGCCACCAAGGTATTCTGCAAAAATCCGCTGTACGACTGTTGCCTCCTCCGGCACAATTTCATATTTGCCTTTGATTAGGCGGTATCCAAAGATGACCCCGTTCCAAGGCAGTCCTTCTTCGAAGTTCTTTTTGATGCGCCACTTTTGATTTTCACTTGCGGATCGGCTTTCCTCCTGTGCGTAGGATGCAAGGATGGTCAGCATCAATTCGCCATCGGCGCTCATTGTGTGAATGTTCTGCTCCTCAAAATAAATGTCCACCCCCAACGCTTTCAGCATACGGACGGTCTCAAGGAGTGTAACCGTATTGCGGGCAAAGCGGGAGATGGACTTGGTAATGATCATATCAACTTTTCCAGCTTGGCAGTCAGCAATCAGCCTTTGGAAGTCAGCACGATTTTCCTTAGTGCCTGTCATAGCCTCATCAGCATAAACGCCTACAAACTGCCATCCGTCCTCGCGTTGGATCAGGGCGTTGTAGTAGCTGACCTGCGCCGACAAGGAGTGGAGCATTGCATCTTTGCCGGACGACACACGAGCGTAGGCTGCGACCTTTTTCTTGCTTTCCAGCTTTGGCAGATAGTTGATTTGTGTTACAGTCTTTGGCATCATACCACCTCCTTTTCAGTGTCCATATTACCGTCAAAGGGGGTATTTATCCAGTCAATATCTCGATATAAACTGCCGAAATTGATACCATATCTTTCGCACATTTTTGTCTCAATTTTGGTGTATTCTTCGGCAGAAATCAGCCCTTTTGACCGCATCAGCCGAGCCTGCGCCATTGCCGACTTATAGCCCAACAGAGCTTCAAAAATCTTACTGTCCATCACGCACACCCCTTTCTCTGTAGCATTCCTGGGAGCAGTATTTTCGGTTTGCACCACTGTAATCCGCGAAAGGCTTTCCGCACGTAAGGCAGATGTGCGGAATAATTTTTGTGCTGACACGCTCCCTACGATGTTTGTTCCACCAGGTCTGTTTGCAATGGTCGGAACAGAAGAGCCGAGGTCTTGCGCCTGGGGTGTTGGTAAGTTCACCACCGCAGTTCTTGCAGACTGGCTTGCTTGGTGTACGGTCGCCCATCAAACCAATCTTTCGGCAATAGGTCTTTATGGTACTTTGTGGGATGCCCAGGGCATCGGAAATGGCTGCGTAGGTGGCGTGCTGCTGGCGCATGGCCACGATCTGCTTTTTCTGTAAATCCGTCATAGCGGGTCCTCCTTCTGAGGAGGTCTCTCCTCAGTGCCAAATGGAAACGAAGGAGCCGTTTCGGAAAAAAGCACGGCAACTTTTTGCAAAAAAATAAAGCCCATCGCTCCGCAGATGGAACGATGGGCTTTGTGCTTAGTTGGGGATTTTAAGTTTCCAACCGCTGTAGATAACATTAGAGTTAAGTCCGTTGAGAGCCTTAATTTCAGGATAACGGGAGCCATTTCCAAGATACTTCTGGGCGATATCCCAGAGAGTGTCACCCTTGACCACAGTATGGACCCGATAAGTCTCCTCAACAGGGTAGATGGCGACACCGTCATTCGTGAAAACGAAGGTGCCGGGGTGCTTGTCCGCAGCCGCCTTTGCATTCTTCAGAACACGGTAAGCGCCAACCTGGGACTTGCTGTCCTTCCATGCCTTGCGGACGCGGTAATAGCCGGTGGTCAGCTTTTCGGGGTATTCAACGGCAGCATAACGGTCATAGTAGGTCTGACCGTAAGTTGTCCGTTTTGCCTGGACAGTCTCTCCCTGGTCGGCAGGACGCTCGTACTTTGTCAGCACAGCCGTGGATGCCTCTTCAACGGAAGCAGCCGCTTTCAGAGTTGCGAGAACACTCTTGTAGCTTTCGGTCAGTTCCTTCCAAATGAAATCGAGCTGCAGATCAAGGTCACCAATGGATTTACCCTGGGACTTGGCAAAGTCCAAGAGAGCCTGTTTGCGAGACCAGTATGTCCATTGTGCCAGACCGTATCCAGCAGAATCCTTCACGAAATTATCATAGGAGCCGTTATCCACTGCCACCGTATAGGTATCATCGGTGTAACCCAGCTTCTTTTCGTAAGTATTCTGCAAATTGGTAGGCTTGAGGCTGGACTCTGCGAACAGATTACCCATCAAGCCTGCGGTGCCATAGGCGTTTCCGATCTTCCCGTACAGATAATCCCAGATGGTTTTTTCTGCGGAATTGGTGATCGCGGGCTTCTCAGCAGGAGCGGTATCCGTTCCGGCATTGATCAATGCCTTTACATCGGCACGGAAGGTGTCCATGCTCTTGCCGTGCTTCGGGAACCAGTGCATAACATCGCCGTGGTTGGATGCGATGCCTTGCTTGTAACCTTCGGAGTGGCAGATGATACTCTGCTCGTTCAGACCATACAGCTTGCAGAGGTAGGCGCAAAGTTCAACGGCCTCCCGATACACCTTGCCGAAGTAGGTTGCATCAGTGAGGCCGTCCTCGCAGATTTCAAAGCCAACATGGGTGTTGTTTGCAGAGCCGCCAGCGTGCCAACCCCGGTGATCCCAAGGGAGAGTTTGGTACGTGGCGATAGTGCCGTCCTTCAGCTTGCCGATGAAGCCGTGGACGCAGACCTCTCTGCCGCCGGGATGATAGGTGTTCCAATGATTGCCGTACTGGTTCTCACCGAGCAGACCATCATCGGGACCGACATAGCGTTTGAGATTGGGGTTGTTGGCACCGGTGGAATGAACCATGATACCTTTAATGGTGATTTTGCGACCTGCCTTATAGCAGGCATTTTCGGTCAGAAGCAACTTATGCAGATTCATTGTCTGTCACCTCCTTCTTGGTGGTAGAGCCAGCGGAGAGCTGCTTGACCACCTGGTTGGTGCCAGTTGCAGACAGACCGCTTGCAGCGCCGAGAACGATGGCAACGAGGATGTTCTCCGTACCCATTGTGCCGGGAACAAAGTAGAACGCCACCACACCGCAGATGCCGCCCAGAACGCAGGCGATCAGCGGAATGAAACGCTTGAACTTCTCGTCACCGCCCATCGCGGTTTTGGCAATGTCGATGATGGTGTACACGATGGCAGCCAGTGCGGGGATTACGGTAATGTCAGTCATAATAAATTCCTCCTTTTATTTGTGGGCTTGCTTGTTGATGTGCTTCTCGATTTGATTGATGGCTTCTGTCACGGGGCCATTACAGCCTTGCTCTTTCAAGCCTTGCAGACAGGCAAGCACACCGTAAACCAACACGGTCTGCTCTTCCTTAATGGCCTTGATATCCTTGTCTTGCTTTTCCTGCTTCAGAAACCATTTGTGGACGGCAAAGATCGCTCCGAACACAACGCCCAGAGCGGTAATCGTTGCCGCCAGTGCTGTTAGATCCATAGCCGTTTCCTCCTGAAATTCATATTTTTATATGAAAATAGGCACCCTTGCGGATGCCCAAATTCCTTATGTGAGCCATGTCGGTTTCTCCGGCACGACCATTGTTTCCGTGACATTGAGCCACGCTTTATACCATTGGCGCAGTTCCAGCAGTTGGGTGATAGATACACCCTCGTACCAAAGCTGACCGCGATTGATAACAGAAAAGCACTCCTTTTCCCGGCGCAGTCGGAACTCATCCCTCTTTGCCTCGGTCAGAAGTGCTTCGCTGTGTTCGTTGTCAAAGGCTGCAGTACCATCGCACACCTTGTATGCGGCGAAATGCTCCTCAAAGTGGGCAATGTCCTCTGGGGTTGGTAGTTCGATGCCATCTACCAAATCACCCACTATGGCGTAACTGATAATGAAGCCCTTTTCATCCAATAACGCTTTCATAAGCCCTCCTTAGTTCACACCAAACACTCTCAAAATTTGCCCTGAACCGCTACGGCCTTTATAGGCCAAGGTGACTGTACTGCTGGAATATGAGAGATTAAAGGTGTAATAGTTGGTTTCGTCCGCAAGCTGGTATGTGGTTGCTGTGGTTGTCAGCTGCCCCTTGGGAATAAAGAGACTGACACGAGCAGAAGTGGAGTTCGGTTGACCGACAATTACATACGCCTTATAGGAGCCGTAATTGAAGGTCGTACTTCCAGTGGTCAGCGTTCCACTGTAAAGCGAAGTGCAGGTGATACCAAGGTTCGTCCGAGCTGCCGCCGCTGTGGTCGCCCCAGTGCCTCCGTAGCTAAGAGCCAAGGCAGTTTCCAAGGTGATTTCCTCAAAGTCCTGCCGCTCATAGGCAAGGTAAGCGGCATAGCTGTTGGCGGCAACAGTGGTGCTGGTGGATGCCACGCTGGAGGATAGCTTCGTCAGGCCATAGTAAGTTGTGGTGGCCGTGGACTTACTAATCAGTTCCCAGTACGAACCGTTGTAGACGAACATTACAACCTCACCACTGCGCCACATATAGGTACTTGCCGCCGTAGAGCCATACTGCTTGATGGCAATGGCTCCCGTGCCGTTCACATTCAGCGTTGGGGATGCACCTGTATTGTAGTAGGTGAACTTCACTGCAATGGTAGCGCCAGTCTCCAATACAAAGTCGGAGCAAGTGACCACCTTTGCGACCGTTGCCGCTGCGGTGGCACAGGTGCCGTAGTAGAACGGTGGGTTGCCAAAATCGTAATCGATGCTGTCTGGGGTTAGGGTTCCCTCAATACGAACATTGCCCTCAAAATGGCCATCACCCACTACGTGAAGTGCGGAATCCGGGGTTGGAGTGTTGATGCCCACCATCTTCTTTCGCAGAGCCACCAGGGGCGTACCCTGTGGAACGGTGAAATACAGACTGGTAGCCGACAGCGTATTTAGCTGATCTCGGATATAAACATGGAAGTCATAGGACGAGTTAGCGTCCAGACTGCACAGTTCCAAATTGGAATAGGAGAAACTGGTGCCGCTTTGGGTAACATCTGTGGTGATGTAGGTATAGGACCCATAGCTGTCCTCACTGGTCAGCTTGTAACGATAGGCTACATACAATAGACTGTTTTTCTGCGTTCCATCAACAGTAATGGGTGAAATACTGCCGTTGAAAACGAGCTGCATTTCAGCTTCAATATCGTTGGTTCGTCGAAGCGAGATGGATGACACCTTGGGCTTTGCATACGGGATTACTGTGATCTGCTGGGTACTGCTGACGGTATAACCACGGGAGTCCGTAGCCGTGACCATTACATCCAAAGTGCCGGATTTGGCAATGCCATAAAGGTTCAGAGTCGCTCCTGTTGTATTGGAATAAGTAACGCCATTACAGGTAGCGGCGTACTTGACAATGGACGCGCCATTCTTCGCTGTAGCAACACCGGGTGTTACATACAGGTAGGAATAGGTCTGTATGAACAACTGGTCATTGCCGGTTATGGCAGAGGTTGTGCTTCTGCTGTCCTTGTAGGTAAAAGCAGTCATGGTGGGTGCAGAATTTGCCTCGGTGGTCTGCACCGTGCAGGTACAGGACGAAGTATCGCCGATTTGCGTTGTTCCGCTCTTGGTAACCACCTTGATGGTTGCCGTGAAGGACTTGATGCTTGCCATCGCTTCCAACAGGTCGGCTCGTTCCGTCTGGGAAAGCGTAATGGTGCGGTCGGCTGTTCCTGCAGTCCAGGTTCTTGCCGACAACGCCACATACTCAGTTGATCCGTTGCAAATGGACAGATAGTAGGAATAGGACGCATCGTAGACAGTAACATTGGGCTTGAAAGTGACCGTAGCCGCATCCGCTGTTATGGTCGGACAGCTATTAATCTTCGCACCGCCCAGGGTGGTCACACTGATTGAACTTGTCTCACCATAGACTTGGTTACTCTT